AAGTGAATTCTGTTTTCATGTATAACGATTCATTCAAACAATTTCATGTTTATGAATCTAACCTAGACCCTGTCCTGAGGTTAATGCATCGAACGGGAATTCAGTCGACTGGGTGGCTCGATACTGGATCTGAATGTGTACGATCCCATCTCGCTAATGTGGATATTGATATCTGGTGTAACGACTGGACAACGCTTAAACCAGTGGATCGCGATGACATCGCCCCCTTCGTAGTGGCATCTGTTGATATCGAGTGTAATAGTTCAACTGGAAAGTTTCCAGATGCAGACATTCCCGGTGATGCTTGTTTTCAGATTGCAATTTCACTTTGTACATTTGGGAGCGATGAACCATATGAGAAAGTTTGTCTATGTTACAAGAAAACAGAGGGTCCGGGTGTGGTAAGTTTCGAAACGGAACGTGAAATGCTCGAAGCCTTTCAGAAATACATTCAAAAAAAGGATGTAGACATCATCACTGGTTGGAATATTTTTGGTTTCGATCTTGAGTATATCTACAAGCGAGCGATGTTTACGAAATGTTCTTCATCGTTTTACAATTTGGGTAAGTTGCGTGATACTCCGACTGAACTTTTATTGAAAAAATTGAGTTCGAGTGCTCTAGGTGATAACTTCCTAAAACTTCTCCCAATGTCCGGACGTTTCATCTTCGATATGTTCCACGAAGTGAAGAAGGGGTACAAACTCGATTCGTACAAATTGAACGAGGTCTCGAAACTGTACCTTGGAGATCAAAAGATCGATATGCCCCCAAAGGAAATGTTTGCTCGATATGTGGAAGGTGATCCCAAAAAATTGGGTGAAGTTGCGGAGTATTGTATCAAGGATACTCTTCTTCCACACAAACTCATGAAGAAGTTGTGTACACTCTTGAACCTCCTGGAGATGGCGAAGGCGACATGGGTACCCCTCTGTTTCCTAGTTGAAAGGGGGCAGCAGATTAAGGTCTTCAGTCAGCTCACGAAGAAGGCTCGTGAATTGGGATACATGGTACCAACGATCAAATATGGATCTCTCCCGGAAGAACCATACGAAGGTGCGACCGTACTCGACGCACAAAAAGGTGCCTACTATACCCCGATCACAGCTCTAGATTTTGAGGCACTATATCCCTCGATCATGATGGCCCATAATCTATGCTATTCAACATATGTCATGGATGAAAGGCGTTATGGGAATATACCTGGGGTAAAATACGAAACATTCAAGATTGGTGAAAAAACCTACAAGTTTGCCCAAGATGTTCCGAGTCTCTTACCCAGTATTCTTCTAGAGCTCAAACAATTTCGTAAAAAGGCGAAGAAGGATATGGCGGTTGCGACTGGTGGTATGAAAGAGGTATACAATGGTAAGCAGTTGGCATACAAAGTCTCTATGAACTCTGTGTATGGTTTTACTGGTGCTGGTAAGGGTATTCTTCCGTGCGTCCCGATCGCATCAACGACGACATGTCGTGGTCGTGAGATGATCGAGGAGACTAAGAACTACGTCGAGAAGAACTTTCCAGGTGCCAAGGTTAGGTATGGTGACACAGATTCCGTCATGGTGGAGTTTGATGTTGGTGATCGCACCGGAGAAGAAGCTGTCAAGTACAGCTGGGAAATTGGTGAAAGAGCCGCAGAAGAGTGTAGCGCCCTCTTCAAGAAGCCTAACAACTTGGAACTCGAGAAAGTATATTGGCCTTATTTTTTGTATTCGAAGAAGAGATATGCCGCCAAACTTTGGACACAGGGGAAAGATGGGAATATGCACATGGACTACATAGACATCAAGGGACTTCAAGTTGTTCGCAGAGATAATACACCACACGTGAGGGAGGTTTGTAAAGAACTTCTCGATGTCGTCCTCACATCAAACGATCCAGGGCCACCAAAAGAACTCGCCAGGGAGCGAGCGATCGAGTTACTCACTGGTGATGTTCCGAATGATAAGCTCGTTTTGAGCCAGTCACTATCAGATACTTACAAAGTCAATGGTATGCCTGTATCGATCACAAGCCCGAATAGTGTAGATATCAACCAGTCACATGTTCAGGTTGTAGTCAAGATGCGACAGCGTAAACCCGGGTCAGAGCCACAATCTGGGGATCGTGTACCATATCTCCTCACAAAGACTGAAAATCCAAAGGCTAGGGCTTTTGAAAAATCAGAAGATCCCAAGTACGTCGAGGAGAATAATATCCCAGTGGATTACCTGTACTACTTCGAGAATAAGTTTCTGAACCCAGTATGCGATCTTCTCGATCCACTTTTCGAAAACACGAAGCAGGAGATTTTCGGTGAGATTATCGAACAACATCGACCAGTGAAGAAAAAGTTGGGACCAGCTTTGAGTACCATGAAGAAGGAACAACTCGTCGAAGAGTGTAAGAGACTAGGTCTAGAAGATACGGGGAAAGTTGCAGAATTGCGAGAGAGGATTAAAGAATCGAGAACGAAGAAGCAAGACTCCATCCAAGACCTATTTAAAAATTACGAGCAAAGAAATAACAAGGAATGAATCTCTACGAGAAAATTGGTGATCTCATCGATGAAGAAGTTAGTCAACGACTTGTTGCGATGATGAATGAATATGTCGATATCATCTCAAAGAAGCATGGAATTTCAGCTGAGTTACTTTTGAAAGACATACCAGAACCTTTCACAGGGTCGATATGTAAAGGGATCAAAAACGATGGCCGAAGATGTCCATACAAGGCTGTGTATAACGGTTTCTGTAGACATCATACGAAAAATACCAATCGTGGTGAGTTTCGGGTAATTCCTAGAACAAATAGTCATATACATGGTCCAGATCAGATGTATGTCAAGGGGTGTCCAGGTTGCGAGGTTTCAAAAGAGCTTATAGATTTAAATACCATGATTGGTAATGAGTAAATCCGGTATTCTACTATCATCCATAAACACCTTCTATGACGACGAAAAGAACCGAACTAAATTGATGTCTGTTCTAGATAAATCGAGTGGTATTTCACTTCGAAATTTGGAATGGTTCATCACGAACTATGCAAAGAAAAACAATACTTCATTCAAGACGAATGATGGAAAACTCTTCACAGTCCATTGTGCGTACAAGTCAAGTCTTGATGGGTACAGTAAAAAACTTTTTGATCCATTCTGTCGATCAGAGAAGTTTACGTATAAAGTTCCGAGTACATCTCATGAAATTCAGACAACACTGGCGCAGTTGAATTTCATCAAATGGTGTATCAAGAATAACATCATTGATTATATCGCATCAAATAGAACAACTCTGTTTAATAAATAATTCGAGCTTCTCCATTCCTGATTATCATCATATTGTAACTTTTTGCTATGATTATAACCTGCTTGGGAAAATATATTGGTTCAATCCCGAAAACTTCAATGTAATTATCATCGAAGTCGAACGTCCCATGTCTTCCATCGTACTCGAGTTCCATGGTGACTCTCGCATCTTTTATCGTACTAAAATTGAGGTGACCCGATGGTCTCAATTCATCTGGATACAAAGCAAAGCTGTACATATTGATGTTACGGAAGTTTGGGGAGCGTTTATGATACAAGTTTGGTAAAGATGCTGACAGAAATATATTTGAACCTGTCGTCTTGTCTAGAATTTGTGTACCATCACAATCGAGTGTTGTTGTTTTCTGTTTTGAGTACATGAGGGGTACATTCTTCTTAGCTCGAACCCATTTGTTGAAAATGGATTCTGGGTAAGCCACCGTGAGCTGTGTGATTAGGAACTTGAGATTGTTATTCCTCGTTTCTGACAACGACGTGATGTTTACATATGTCGTGAGTTTGGTGACGTTGTCGGTTACATCTGCTTCAGTAATCAATGGGTTTTTCAAATCTTCCAACAAATAGTAGAAGTATCCTCCCCATGCAGCCTTTTTGTTGACATTGTCCGTTAAAGTCGAAGTGGTGGCGGTACCATCATCAATATCAGTGAGTAAGGTTCCTAAAGTAATAGATAAAGTGTTTAGATGAGAAATTATGTAATCGTCTATGAAACCTGCGTGATTTACAGAGCCTACTATATATAATTGTTTTAATAACAATAACTGCGTCTCACCCCAAACTTCTTCCTCTTCTAGATTGGCTACAGCTGTGGCTCGCTCTTCTGTATCTGTGATGGCAGATATACCACTGATAGTGTCTATCGCATTTTGCGGACCACCAACTGCAGTGAGATAAGCCACTAACGCAGTTATCACATTTGATTCTCCTATCAATCCTGGTGTAATTTGTCGCAAATCATTCAAATCGTAGTATGCCTCTCCCCATAAATTCAGTGAAATTATCCCATCTATGACATTATTTTGATCGAACTGCGTGTATCCCGTCATATTGGGAACATTTTCCTCAATTCCTTTTTGTTTTAGTGCGGTTATACGAGTCGCGTCATCAGTGGGTGATGGTGTGCGCAATGCGTTTATGATACCAAACGCTTCATCACTCCATGCGTATGAAGTGGCTATACCCAACATAATTGGGTCGCGTTCCTGAGCGTTTATGTTGGGTAAGGTATCAAGTACCCCATTTATTCCCCCCTTTAGAGCATTCAGTCTAAACTTGAGTGTTGGTATCGCACCGAGAATACCAGTTAGGATTGGTGGATATGTTTGATCGTTGTTATCGTAATCCAATACAAGTTTAATGATATCGTCACCCCATATCGGTGTTTGACGCAAAACCTCTACACTTGCGATGCGTTCTTCAAATGTGGGAGTTGGTGTTGAAGCTTGTTTATCATCCGCATATGTACGAATATCGGATATGAGAGTATCTTCATTGGACAGTCCATATGTTTTTAAGGTGTGTAAATTATTGAATCGAGTCTCGTCCCAGTAGTTTGGGATGGCAACTATATTATCTACTATACTTTTACGTGTGATTTCGTTTTCTTCATCATCGAGATTGTCCAGTGCTTGATTTACAATTACGTTTGAAGATGTAATATCATTGATTACATCTAACATACCCTCGTTTACAAATTGCACACCTGTGACCTTAGCATTCGTGTATACACGTAGGTTGGTTATGAGATCAGCTTCATTGGCTACTTGAGGATTTTTAAGATCATCCAAATACCCCTCTTCTGTTGTAGTCCAAAACTTGCCTATTTCAAGTAAATCACCTACTATACCCACACGAGTATCTTCATCTGTCTCACCCGCGAGGTCGGTCAGTGCCATGTCTACAATTTCTTTTATGCCTGACTCTTGATTATCAGTGTATACACGTAGGTTAGTTATGAAAACATCTTCATCGGCTACTTGAGGATTTTTAAGATCATCCAAATACCCCTCTTCTGTTGTAGTCCAGAAATTGGGTATGGTAAGTAAACCATCTACTATACCCACACGAGTGGGTCCATCTGTCTCACCATGGAGTGTGTTCAATTTTTCGTGTACAAATTTTTTCACACCACCGAGTTGATTGTATACACCATCAAGATATGCTTTAAGACCTGTTATGGTAGCTGCTTGTGTATTGATTGTATCTGTGTCATTACCTGGATTTATAAGTAAACTTTCAAGTTGGATACGTTGGTCACTTTCTGTATCCCCCCATAGTGTAGCCCCCCCAAGTTTGAGTAATGCACCTACGATTCTTGCACGTAGATACTCTGTTTTACCTGGGATACTATCCAACACTGCTTTCATCCCCAGTTTTATGATGTCAAATTCTGTTTTGGTGTTATCGAGAAATTCTGTCAGTTTCGTAACCGTAGCAACCTGGTCGGTAGCACCTGGTTTGAGTTCAGACAAACCACTCAAGTAGTAACTCGCCGTTGTGAGGTGGGCACGAAGTCCAAAGATGAGTAGTTCTTCTTGGTATTCGGATAGATCAGTGGATTTTAGGAGTTGCAAGATACCCTCCTGTTCCTCACCCCAAAAATTTTGTATAGTAAGAAGGTTGTTATCGATGATATCTATCCGTTCAATCTCAGAGTCTTTACCTATGAGCGCGTTTAGATTTGAAGTTGCATTTATTTGTGAAGTAATAATTTGACTAGGGATACCGGCGATATATTCTTTGAGATCGTTTATATAAGTCGTTTGATCACCTGGATCAATACTAGGGTCTTTAAGATCTTCCAAATACCCTACATATGGTGTCGTTTCTCCCCAGTAAATAGCTTGAAGCATAGCGTTTATCGCGGCAGTTCGTACATCTTCATCCGTCTCACCCACGAGCGAATCCAAAGCGGTAGTTACGATTCCTCCCCATACTGGAATGAGTTTGAGAATAGTCAGTCGTTCTTTTTGTGCATCTGTGTATTGATCGAGGTCGTAAAGTTCATTTAAATTAGAAATTTGTTCATCCGACCATTTTCCGGTTTTCTTGGCTATAAAGAAAAGTTCCTTGACACAATTTTTAAAATCAAGATTAAAGGTTCCAACTTTCGATTGTGGTTCTATCATGAATTCGTTTCGCTGTCTCTGTTCAAACAGGATATCAATTGGTTTACTGCGTAGCATACAGCGTTCTGTTGTATTCAGATGAACGAGATCCAAATTGACTTTAAAATCTTTTAGTTCTATTTGTTGAAGCACCTGGTTATTTGCCGATGGATCCCAAAGTGTGACACCTTCATATTTTTGTTGAGTCACGAATATAACGTCTATCGCGGGTCTCAACTTTATCCTTAAAGACAATTCTTGATTGTATACAGCACATAAAGGAAACCCGTGTGCCGGGCGTCTGTGAAAATAGAATGGAATTTGAATCCTGTATTCGTCTGTAGTGAACGGGTCTATTCCCTGTGTGTTATACTGCCCATCGTGAAATTCCTGTAAAAACTCTCCATCAGAACTTCCCTGAAAATGTTTACCATGAAGCACGTCTATACTCGACCTATACGATTCGGGTGTGTTCAAC